CCGTCACAAAAGACGCAGACAGGCTTGCACCGAACTGGCTGGCGAGCCGGATCAATTACAAGACAATCAAATTCTTATACCGGGACATTGACGGACACGCAGAACTGAAAGGGGTGAAGATTGGCGATGAAGTGGCACAGATTGGCGACACGGTACAGTTCAACGGCAGACGGTTATCCGTAGGAAGGCGGTGAGAAAAGCATGATAACCATTAAAATGACGGAGCACAGTATCCGGATGACCGGTCACGCCGGGACACATTCCGAGAGCGGTGCTGACCGTGCATGTGCGGCGGTATCCGCACTGACCTGCAACCTGGTCAATTCACTGCATGATCTGACGCAGGACAAGATACGGGCGGAATTAAGCAGTGGAGATGCAGACATCCGGTGGGATCGCCTGTCAGAACAGGGAAAGCTGTTGATGGATTCGTGGTTTCTTGGAATCACGGAGATCAACCGGGAATACAACTGCATACAGTTTCAGTAACGGGCACCCTGTGAGGTGCTTTTCTTATGCCCAAAACATGAAGGCGTTAAAAGCTTGGGAAAATCTCGAAGGAGGAAAACACAATGTATAAAAAAATGAATTTAAGGCTCTTTGAGGACGGCAATGCAGGAGGAGCCGGCTCTGCTGGACAGGGTGACGGTGCCGGGAATGGAGACGGCGGCCATACGGGAAACGCCGGGGCAACATATAGTTATGAACAGGCGGAAGAGATTGCAAACGCAAGGGCAGGCAAAGCGGAACGTGCGGCACTTGCCAATTATTTCAGACGCCAGGGCATGACGGAGGAAGAAATCACGACAGCAATCAGTGATTTCAAAGCAAAGAGACAGGCGAGTAAGCCGGATGTGGCTGCCATCGAAAAAGAACGCGATGACGCAAAAAAAGAACTGGAATCGTACAAACAGAAAGACATCCTGAAAGAAAACGGTGTAGATGCAAAGTACACAGATTTTGTGTTGTTTGAGGTATCGAAGAAAGTGGATGACAAGACCGATTTCAAAACAGCTTTAAAAGCGTTTCTGAAAGATAACCCGCATTATGCAGGTGGCGGTTATCGTGTGAACACACAGACAAAACAGAATGGGGCGGCAGGATCCGGAGGCACAGCCGGAAACAATACCAATGATTTTGTTAATTCCTTAATCAGAAAGGCGGCAAGAAGATGAGAAAAAGAATGAATTTAAGACTGTTTGATTTAGATGCATCCCTGATCGACCGCAGCGGTGCAGAATCCCTGATCCCGGAGCAGTATGCAAGGGAGATCATCCAGGGCGTTGTATCAGAATCAGCAGTACTGAGAATGGGCAGAAGACTGCCGAACATGAGTTCCAACAAGTACCGCATGCCGGTACTGGACATGCTCCCGATGGCATATTTTGTGAATGGGGACAACGGACAGAAACAGACCACAAAGATGTCATGGGATAAGAAATACATCACTGCGGAAGAAATTGCAGTCATTGTACCGATCCCGGAAGCAGTTCTGGAAGACGCAGACTACGATATCTGGGGCGAGGTAAGACCGAGGGTACAGGAAGCTTTTGGAAAGGTGATTGACGGTGCAGTACTTTTTGGAGTTGAAAAACCGGCATCCTGGAGGGATGACCTGGTAGCAACCGCAACGAAAGCCGGAAGCGTTGTAAAAACAACGGCTGACCTGTATGCGGATATCATGGGTGAGGATGGTGTCATTGCAAAGGTAGAGCAGTCCGGCTATTTTGTGAACGGACACGTTGCAGATATTTCCGTAAGGGCGAAACTCAGAGGTCTGAAAGATACGACCGGACAGCCAATTTTCAAAACCGATATGCAGTCCGGCACAAATTACACGCTGGACGGTTCCGGTATGTATTTCCCGAACAACGGAACTTTTGATAAAACGAAAGCACAGATCATCACAGGCGATTTCTCGCAGCTGGTTTATGCGATGCGTCAGGACATTACATTCAAACTCTTCACCGAGGGTGTTGTCCAGAATACAGACGGCACGATCGCTTATAACCTGATGCAGAACGACATGGTGGCACTGCGTGCAGTTATGCGTCTGGGCTGGGAGATCCCGAACCCGATCAATTCCCAGCAGAAAGACAAGGCAAAACGTTGTCCGTTTGCAGTCCTTGCACCTGCAGTATGAAAAGAACAGGGAGGCGGTGAAGCATGGCACACTACGCAGAGTTTGGGTACTACCGGGATGAATACGAAGGCGGTATCGAAAAAGAAGCAGATTTCAAAAAATGCAGACGCATTGCAGAAAGCTATATTGACCAGTACACACTGAACCGGATCACCGATCCGGAAACCGTGCCTGGATTAAAGGACTGTACCTGTGAAATGACAGAAGCGGTCTTTGATGTGTGCTATAAGGATGACGGGCAGGTTAAGAAGTCCGAAACGACAGACGGGTATTCTGTCACCTACGTGACGGAAGTGTCGGACGGAACAGATTGGACAGCTCTGCTTGGACAGAAGATGTACCAGATCTGCAGGCGTTACCTGTTCCATACCGGTCTGCTCAGCAGGAGCCTGAAATGCTGACCAACACTGACGCAACCCTCTACCACCGCCATTACAATCCAGTTACCCGTCTGGATGAATGGGAGAGTACATACATCCCGGCACTCTGGTGGTATGAGGCAGAACAGTCCAGCGTCACCACGGAAGGCAGGAAGACCGCGGACACTTTCACGGTCCGCATACCAGATATAACAGTCCTGGTAAAAAAGGATGATTACCTGGTAAAAGGTCAGTGCAGCGTGCAGATGAAGACGGCGAAAGACCTGGCCGGCACAGAGCATTTCAAGGTGTCGGCGGCAAACTACAACCGGTATGGCGGCAATCCGCACATCAGGGTGACAGGGGGTGCATGATGGCAGAGACCAGGAAAACGTTCCAGATCCGGCAGCCGCAGGACGTCCGTTACAGCGGACATGGCAGCGGCGGATTCACAGCAAGCCTAGAATGGGATGCCGGGCTTGCAGCAAGGCTTAACGGAAATCTTGCCAGGGCACAGACCTACGTGGATCAGACATGTATAGACCGTATGGAACCGGAAGCACCGTTCCGGAGCGGTGTACTGAGGGAAGCGGCAACGCTTGGCACGGTTACCGGTTCCGGTCTGATCGTGCAGTCCACACCATATGCCAGAAGACAGTACTATGAGCACAAAAAGCAGTCCAAATGGTTCGAACGTATGAAGAACCGGCACAAGGACAGTATCCAGAAGGAGGCGGGTAAAATTGCATGCGGAAAGTAGCATCATCGAGAGCATCCGCACATTCTTCCTGACCTGTCCGTTTTTACATGACGGCCGGGTCAACGTGGATTACCTGGGGGAGGAGATGAGTTATTCCATCGACCCGCTCCCATGTGACCCGGTGATCCAGAAATATGTGGATGGCGGGAAAAAGAAACAGTACCAGTTTGCGGTCTGTTCCAAGGAAGTCTATGACGAGGACGCCAGGGTGAATATCGAGAACAGCGGCTTCTACCAGGAGCTTCAGGAGTGGCTGGAAGAGTCCTCGGACAATGGGGAACTTCCAGAACTGGCAAACGAAAAACAACATGCAACAGCAGTTGAAACCTTAAACAGCGGTTACTTGTACGATGCCGAGGCAAACTTGGCGACCTACCGTATCGAGTGCCGCTTAATTTATGAACAGGAGGCTTAAATTATGACAGGAAAAAATAATAAAACGAAATTAGTAAAGAGAACCGGCAGGGTGTCCTTCTACGGCGTTCCGGCAGGAAATGGGGAGGAACCAACGGAATACACCCGCATGGAGAAGTTCACGACATTATCAGAGTCCAAGAACCCGACCACCTATGAACGCCAGTACGTGGACAAGGATTCCAGCGACAGCGACGTGACCGGTTACGGCACCTCATGGTCCTATAACTTCGACATGCACGAGAACAACCCGATCCTGATGGACATCGCATCCGTGCACGATGACGAGCTGACCGGGGAGACCAGGAACATCGTGGTCGTGGACTTCTTCGACAAGGGCGAAGCGACCAAAGAGGATGAATTCGTGGCAAGAAAACGTGAGTTCTCCATCCTCCCGGATGCATCCGGTGACGGAACCGATGCACTGCAGTATTCCGGGTCGTTCGGCGTGAAGTCCGAACCGGTCAAGGGCTATGCCAAGGTTGCGGCAGACGGCAAGAGCTGCACGTTCCTGGAAAAGCCGACCGTAGGCTGATGACCTGTGAACCCATTATATGAACCACTGCCGAAAAGCGTTGAGGTTGGGGGCGTCCTGTACCCGGTCAAGACGGACTTCCGGGCAGTGCTGAAGCTGATCGGGGAAGTGAAGCAGGCAGGGGAGCCGGGCAGCCGGCTCTTTCTGATCCTGCGGTTATACAAAAAAGAGATTCCGCCGGACATCCAGGGGGCCGTCCAGGCAGTCACGGATTTCATTGCCGGCATCCAGTCAGCAGAAAAAGAAAAAGAGCGTAGCGGCAGCGGAAAGCAGACGTTCAGCTACGAAAAGGATGCACCGTATATCGTCAGCGATTTCCGGAACTATTACGGCATTGACCTGCTGACTTGCAAGTATCTGCACTGGCAGAAATTTCAGATGTTACTGGAAGGTCTGCCGGATGATTCCGGTGTGAAAACCCGCATCGGTTACCGCTCGATTGATGCCGGAAAGATCAGGGACAGGCAGGAACGCCAGCGGATCCAGAAGATCCAGCGGGCAATATCCCTGGAAGATGAGCGGGATGAGGAGCAGATCGGTGATCTGTTCGCGGCTGCGATGTGGGGAGACTGATAAGATGGGAGGCAGGAAATGGCAGACGGAACACTAAGATTTGACACTGAGATCGACGAGAGTGGATTTCAGAAAGGCTTAAAGCGGATCGAGCAGGCAGCGAAGGGTGCAACGCAGCAGACTGCCTCCGATGCACAGGACGCGGCAAAACAGGCAGAGCAGGCCGTTTCCCAGGCGGCAGATGAAGCAGGGAAAGATGCAGAAAAAGCGGCAAAGCAGGTGGTAAACACACTGGATGAGATACAGGACGCCGCAGAAGACGCTACGGATGCGATTACAGATGCGGCGGAAGATGCCGGACAGGATGCCGCAGAGTCCGTGCAGGATGCTGTGGACAACATTGTGGAATCTGTGGAAGAAGCCGGCGAGAGTGCAGCGGAAGCGGTAGAGGATGCCATGTCGGACGTTGCGGACAGCGTTTCGGATGCGGCGAAAGATGTCGGGGACAGTGCATCTGACATAGGTGACAGCATCGGGGACGGATTCGAAGAAGGGACCGACCAGGCAAGCACCGCCATTGATGCCCTTGCACAGGCTCTGCTGGCTGCCGGGGTAACTGCATCTGTCAAGGCGATCACGGACGCACTCATGGACTGCACACAGGCAAGCATGGAGTTTGAGACGGCGATGGCGAAGGTTGGCACGATCGCAGACGAATCACAGAAGCCGCTTGGTGATATGCGAAACGAGATCCTGGCATTGTCCAGCGAGACCGGTAAGAGTGTCGGGGAACTGGCAGAAGCGACCTATCAGGCTATTTCAGCATCGGTAGCGACCGAGAGTGCAGTTGATTTTGTCGGCACAGCGAATAAGTTGGCTGTTGGTGGATTTTCCGACACCACGACCGCCGTGGACATCCTGACGACCGCCATCAATGCCTATGGCATGTCGGCGGATGATGCTTCGAAGATCTCAGACGTTCTGATCACAACGCAGAACTTAGGAAAAACATCCGTTGCACAGTTAGGTGCCAGCATGGGCATGGTCATCCCACTGGCGGCGGCGTACAACATGAACCTGGAAGACCTGGCAGCCAGCTACGCATTGCTGACCGCCAACGGTACGCAGACCGCCCAGGCGACGACCTACGTCAAGGCGGCCCTGAACGAACTTGGGAGCACAAGTTCTGTTGTCGGCTCAACGCTCAAGAAGAAAACCGGCAAGACCTTCGCCGAACTTATGGCAGAGGGCAATTCCCTCGGGGATGTTTTGCAGGTACTGGCGGACAGCGTGGACGGTGACACGACCGCATTCAACAACATGTGGTCGAGTTCCGAGGCCGGCGTCGGTATGCTGTCCATCCTGAACAGCGGAACGTCCAAATACAACAGCCTGGTGCAGGCGATGGAAGGAAGCACCGGGGCGGCAACCACTGCATTTGAGAAGATGTCAGAAACTGGGGAATTTGCTCAGCAGCGTTTCCAGAACGCCATCGAGAACCTGAAGATAGCGATCGGTGATGAGCTTGCACCGGTGCTGATGGAACTCCAGCAGAGCGGGGCAGATGCGATGGAATGGGCAACTGAGTTTGTCAAGGAACACCCGGAAGTTGTGGCGGCAGTCACGGCACTGGCGGCAGCCCTTGCAGTACTGGCAGCGGCACTGGTCGGGTTGCTGGTCGTTCAACAGGTTACAACAGCATTTACGAAGTTTTCAGCGGCACTCCTTGCGAATCCAGTCGGTGCGGTGGCAGTAGCCCTTACAGCCCTTACAGCCCTTACAGCGGCAGCCGTGGCATTCGGGGCGGTCATGAAAGACCGGACATCGGAGTCAGTAAAGAACCGGAAGGCGATCGAACAGTGCAAAGATTCCTACGATGAGCTGAAAGACAGCATGGAAGAGCATGCGAAAGAGAGAAAAGAAAGCATCAAAAGTGCGAAAACAGAAGCGGCTACCTACCAGAACCTTGCGGACAAACTCTACGAGCTGTCGGATAAAACAAATAAAACAGCCTCAGACAAAGCACAGATGAACACGATCGTCGACCAGCTCAACGGGGCCATGCCGGAGCTTGGACTTTCCATTGATGAAACAACCGGGGCACTGAACAGGGAGAAATCCGCAGTGGATGCCGTGATCGATTCCATGAAGCAGCAGGCACTTGCAAATGCTTATCAGGAACAGGCAAACAAGGCGGCTTCTGATCTGGCAGAGGCACAGATCCAGCTGTCAGAAGCGGAAGAAGTGCTCAACGACCTGCGGTCACAGGCAGTAAAGAAAATCAATGAACATAACGCTGCGGTACAGGACGGCACGGAATCCGTGCAGGAAATGGCGAGCAGTTACGCAGCAGCCGGTGAACCGGTTGACAAATATGCATTGCAGCTGAACGCCCTGAACGGCCAGATAAAAGAACAGAAAGAAGTCGTTGCCGGCTTACAGGGGACAACTTCGGAAGCAGACGAAAGATACAAAAAAATAGCGGAGAAAGCTTACGAGTATAAAACCGCTGTTGAAGAATCAAACCAGGGCGTGGCAGATTCTGCAACAGAAATGTCCGATGAGGTCAAACAAGCCTACGAGGACATGAAAACGTCCATCCAGAACAACTTGAAAGGCGTTGTAAATGCATACGAAGATTTTTCGGGCGGTGAAGAGATTTCAGCAGGAGATGTAGTAACACATCTGAAAAGTGCAGCAAATGGTGTAGATCAGTGGGCAGATAACCTGATAACCCTTGCAGGACGTGCCGGAGAGGGTATGACGAAAGAATTTTTTTCATATTTGGTTGATTTGGGACCTCAGAGTGCAAATCTTGTCAAAGCATGCACAGAAATGTCAAAAAAAGAATTACAAGATGCAGTGGCAGCATATTCTGAGAGTGGTGGCGAAGCGGCAGAAGCCTATTCAGAGAAATTAGCTGCCATTATAACCAACTGGGACAGTACTGGTCAGGAGATCGCACAGGCGGCTGGCGAAGCCGGAGAGAAGAGCGGCAAGGAACATACAGAAAAGGCAAAAAGCGGGATCGAATCCGGCCAGAAGGAAGTCACGGAGGCGGCCAAGAAAGGCGGAGAGGAAGCCGGAAAAGAGTCGCAGAAAGCAACCGCGGACGGAATCCAGCAGAATTCTGGGCAGGTGTCCCAGGCGGCGAGCAGTTCCATCCGGAAAGCGGAAGACGCGGCACTGGGATATTACAACGGGTTCTATAACGTTGGTGCAAACCTGATGCGTGGGACCGTTGCCGGTATGACAGCCAATTCCCCGGCAGTCGAAGAAGCTGCAAGGGCAGCGGTCAGAAATGCAGTTACCGGGGCAAAAAAGGAAGGCAATATAAAATCCCCATCCCGTGTCATGCGTGACGAAGTCGGTGAGATGCTGGCGACCGGTATGGCAGTCGGTATTGATGAAGGTAGCGGAGATGTTGAGAAGAGTGCCAGAAATCTTGCAAAAGTGTCTGTGGATGCCACTAAAAACGAACTGGGGATCCATTCCCCGTCCAAGGTTTTCAAGGACGAGATCGGTAAACACATCGTCGGAGGTGTGATCAAGGGCATTGAAGCCGAAGTCCCGAAGCTGAAAAAGACCATGAAAAAGATGTCCGAGGAAGCTGTCAAGGCAGCCGGTGAAGTGGATGCGGCAAAGGGCGGTTATTCCGATGCGGCGTCTGCGATCATGGAATCCATCATCAGTGGGCTTGACAAGCGTCAGGAACTCCTGGTTTCCAAGCTGGATAACAAGATTGACGGCTATGTGGATAAGGTTGTAAAAAAATACGAAAAACTGGCCGAAGACAAGAAAACAGAGGCGGGCAATACCACAGACGCAGCCCAGAAGAAAAAGCTCCAAGAAGAAGCAAAAAAGCTCCAGAAGAACGCCAAAAAGATCAAGAACTATGCCAACAAATACACATCAACGTTCATGGATGCCCTGAAAGAAGGGACAGAGAAAGCTTACAGTAAGATCGAAGATGACTTAGACAAGAAGCTGGACGAGATCGCAGACAAGTACCAGAAAGCTTACGACAAGATCATCTCATTTCGGGACGACATGAAAAAGAAGATGTCAGAGCCGGTCAATATGTACGACCTGGACACCCAGCTGACACAAGTCGAGCGGTACCAGGAAGGTCTGAAAAAGCTCAAGGACAAGATACCGGAAAGCCTGATGGACCAGATCCTTGGCATGGATCTGAACGAGGCAGACAACTTCGTGGAGCACCTGAACGCAATGTCAGCGGAAGAACTGGCGGCGTACAAGGAGAAATGGGAACAGCTGCAGAGTTCGTCCGAAACCTTTTCGAAAGATTTCTTCGAACAGCGTCTGACAGATGTAAAAGCCGGATGGACGAAAGAAGTGGAAGAGGCAGCCAAAACCGCACAGGAAGCAGCCGAAGAAGCCGGAAAGAAGATCGCCAAGAGCCTGATCAAGAGTCTGAATGGCGAAAAAGAAACGCTGAAAAAATCCATGCGGGGCATTGCAAAGGATATGATCGAAGCGTTTAAAAAAGCGTTTGGGCTTGGAAAATCAAATAAATCCGCGAAAAGCACGAAAACGTCAACAAATGCAAAGGGTACCACAACTTCGGGCAAGACAACGGCAAAGAAAAAGAAGGCAAAGGGCACCGATGATTCTGAGCTGGATCTGGAAACCCTGAAAGCAAATGCGGCAAGTAAGAAAAAAATACAGAAGCTGGCAAAAAAAGGACGACTGTCTGAGGTGGGCAAAGTACTGGAAGCACTCCCGACACCATTCGAGGATACTGAACAGAAAAAGGCAGCATTACAAAAGCTGGATCCGAAGCTGTTGGCATCCTTGGACCGGTTCGAGCAGACGGTTAATCAATTAGGCAATTTCATAACCGTTTCAAATGCAGGCAATGCATCGATAGGGAAACTATTAGAAGCGGCAAGCAACCAGACAATACAGTTACAGGCAGAGCTGCATACCACGGTCGACCTGGATGGAAGGACGGTGGGCAAGGCGGTCACACCCTACGTCAATGAAAACATGAACACAATACGGAACCGGCAGAGGAGGGGAAGCTGATGGATGTACAGATCGGAAAGTATAAAATGGGCGATTTTGGGCTGAAACTGTTGGGTGTGGACCTTGGTACGCCGTCCGTCCGGAAAAGTACCGTGACCATCCCCGGCAGGAACGGTGCACTGGACTTGACGGAAGCCATTACCGGTTTCCCAGTGTACGACAATGCAACACATAAGCTGACGTTCGACTTCAAGGACGGGACTTACAGCACCTGGCTGTCAAAAGCCAGTGACATCCGCGGGAAACTGCACGGCAGGCGGCTCCCGGTCATCTTCGGGGATGACGGCTATTATTACGATGCCAGGGTAAGCGTGGACAGCAGCAAGCTCAACCAGCATTACAGCCAGATCGTGGTCACACTGGATGCGGAGCCGTACAAGCTGGCACGGAAAACGTCACTGGATGACTGGGAATGGGACAGCTTCAATTTTGAAACGGATATCATCAGAGACTATAAAAACATCCCGGTACCGGGTGAAATCACGGTCGTAGGGGATGTGATGCCGACGGGGTGTGTTTTTGAAGCTTCGGCGGCGGTCACAGTGACATATGACGGAAAAAGCTACCAGATCCCAAAAGGGCACAGCACGGTGCCTGATATCCTGATCACAGAGGGCAGCCATACCATGCAGTTCGAAGGGGATGGCGGCATGGTTTCCGTAGAATACAGAGGGGGCAGGTTCTAATGTATAAGATCACGCTGGATGGTTCCAACCTGTACCATCCGTGGATAAGAGGCCGCTGTATTACAGAAGGGGCACTGACGCAGGAAGTCAACAAAAACGGTTCCTGTGATGTCTCGATCGTCCTGGACCATCCGCTTGCGGCATCCGTCCTGCGGCGAAAGTCCATGCTGGAAGTAATCCGGTTCGGCCTGACGGGCAGTGAGAAGACGATCTATCGGGGTGTTGTGATGAACACCGTCGAAGACAGGAACCTTGAGATGGAGATCCAGACAGAAGGCGACCTAGTATTTTTTCAGGACAGCATCATCCGTCCATTCCACAAGACCGGCACGGATGTACCGGGAAAGACAACGCCAGGAAATTATTTCAAGTGGCTGGTTAAGAAGCACAACGAACAGGTGGATGATTTCAAGCAGTTCCTGATCGGTCGGGTGACTATTACCGGGGAAGCGGCAGATCGGGAGCGGAACGATTACAGCACCACGAGGGACATAATGGATGAACTCGTCGCAGAAAGCGGCGGGTATATCCGAACACGAACCGTCGGCGGTGTGCACTATATTGATTACCTGGCAGAATATGAACAGGCAGGCGGCCAGGATATACGGCAGGGGCAGAACATAATTGATGTTACCAAGAACGTCAAGACGGATGACCTTGTAACACGTCTGATCCCGCTCGGGTCATCGACGTCAAACAACGAATGGCCGGTCACGATCGCAAATGTAAACGGTGGCAAGGATTACCTGGAAGACGCAGCAGCCGCCAAAGAATACGGCATCATCACGAAGACCGTGGAGTTTTCCGAAATACAGGACCTCACGAAGCTGAAAGAAGAAGGCGAAAAGGCATTTAAGAAGATCAACGGGGTAAATCTGGTGACAGAATTATCTGCAATCGACCTGTCGGATGCCGGTTATGATGTGGATATGCTGCGGATCGGTGAAAAGGTTTTTTGTGCAGCACCCACGTACAACATACAGCAGCAGCTGCAGATCACGAAGAAAGTGACAGACCTGTTAAAACCGGCAAACAGCAAGGTCACGCTTGGCGGTACGGCATTAACATACACACAGCAACAGCTGCTGGCAGGGCAGGGGCGTGTGAAGTACACAACAGTAACGGCGATAACGAATGGGCAGATTGATGAGATCTGCATTTACAGTTAAAAGAAAGGAAGAAAAACATTATGGCAAAATTTTTGGATACAGCGGGATTAACTTATCTTTGGGGCAAGATCAAAAAAGCATTATCAGGGAAGGTAGACAAAGTAAACGGTAAAGGACTGTCTACGAACGACTATACGACAGCAGAGAAGAACAAACTGACAGGAATCGAAACCGGTGCGAACAAATATGTGCATCCGAGTTATACGGCGAAAACAAACGGACTGTACAAAGTGACCGTGGATGCAGCCGGACACGTATCTAGTACGACACCAGTTACTAAGACAGATATCACAGGCTTAGGCATCCCGGCATCAAACACGACCTACTCTGACTTCAAGGGTGCAACAGCTAATGCGGCAGGTACACACGGACTGGTACCGGCACCGGCGAAAGGCGATACGGGTAAACTTCTGAGCGGTAAAGGAACATGGGAAGCCATGACAATGGCCTATACTGAAGAAGATTACACGCAAGCATCTGTTGGTCTCACTTTTGCAGGAAGTACCGTAAAAGCAATTATTCCAGTTGCAACTACTGGTAATATGGGTCTCATGTCTCCAGCGATGTTTTCAAAACTGAATGATTTGCCAACAGAGGCAGATTTATCTGGTATCTATGCGAAGAAATCCGACATTACAGGCGTGTATAAGTACAAGGGTTCCCTGGCAGATGCAACAAAACTGCCGACTACAGGGCAGGTTGCCGGTGACGTATACAACCTGGAAGCAGCATCTGACTACGGCCCGGCAGGTACCAACGTGGCGTGGGACGGCAAGGCATGGGATGCATTGGGCGGATTGTTTGTGGTCGATGCACTTACCAATGCCGAAATTGATGCAATCTGCGTGTAAAGTGAATTGATATAAGGAGGAAGGAACATGGCATATCTAGATAAGGCGGGGCTTACTGAGTTATGGAAGAAAGTGAAAAGTTATGTGGATGCCAATGGCGGAGGAACACCGACAACGATTACAGGAAATGCAGGAACAGCTACAAAACTCCAGACAACACGAGCAATAGATGGCGTTAATTTCAATGGTACGGCTGACATTGCCCATTATGCCGTGTGTTATACGACGGGATCGACCGCCGCAAAGACGGTCAGCCTGTCGAACTTTAAGCTGGCAGCTGGTGCAAGGGTGTTTGTGCGTTTCAGTTATGCCAACACCGCTGCAAATCCAACACTGAACGTCAATAGTACAGGGGCGAAGCCAATCTATTACCGGAACAGCAACATCCCTGCAGAGCTGATAGATCAGTACACGGTTTTGGAGCTGGTCTACAGCGGATCATACTGGTTTGTAGTCGGAAATATGAATATCCTGACCAAGGGCGACAGCATAAATATTGAATGTTTCACGGCTGGCT